ACCCAAATACACTTTATTCTCTCCTTGCGTGCTAAATAGGTGTTGTTCCCACCACATCAGACTGTTTTTGGGTACAGAAACATCGCCACGGTATTCGGGCAACCAAACAAACTTTAACATTTGAACGGCAATAGCCAAACTGATAGTTCTGTCGTCATGGGGGCTACCAGCCATGCGACCATTGTCCTTACGGACAAAGGTCTTTAGTTCGGCAATCGTTTTCTCACAAAACAACATTATGCCATTGTCTCTTAAAGAAGCACTGAGTTCGTCAATAGCCAAAGGCTTGCTGGTAGTGGTTGTGCGCCAACCCAAGACATCTGAGTTGTCAAACCATGGTTGTTGGACTCAATGCCCAACAAAGCAGTGTTGTACCACCAGCCCAGTTCGGCAAGTAAATCACCAAACAAGTCAGGCTCAATGTGTCCATGCCAATGCGCTACCATCATTCCTGATGCGGCATCAATAATGTGGGCAGAACTGTAGTCTCCGTGGCTGAGTCCTTCAGCCACATCGGCTCCAATCACATAGGTTCCATCTAACTCAGGAAAACACCAAACAGACAACTCACCATCTTTGGCGTAACGGAACTCACCGTTACCATCAGAGTACAAATGGTAGTAGCCAACATCAGGGTCAACTGGTTGCATTTGGTTTAACAAATCTATGTCAAATACTGGGTTACCTGATTTGATAAACGCTTCTTCAGGGAAGCGTGGATATTCTTGGTGCATCTGCCAAGACTGCATGTTTCTTGACTTTGCTTCATACCAATCTTCATTGCGTTCACCGTCAGCGTCCCAAGGGAAGAAAATTCCTTTGAACTGGTTGGAACCAGTTTGCGAGCCAACCCATAACTGATGAAAAAAGTTGCCACTACCATTAGCAGTGGACAAACCAATAACACGACCACCGACATCCGCAATCGGTTCAATAGATGCCCACGCTTCCTCAGGATTGGGCAAAAACGCCCATTCGTCCACAATAACTAAATATACAGATTCACCACGAGCAGGGTCGTTCCCTGAAGGTAACGACTCAATAGCGGATTCGTTATCAAACATCATTTTAAGTTGATGGTCTGTTGTTTGTGCAGGTCCACGCTCTTTCATCCAATGAGGAAGAAATTTGTAACCATATTTACTTTTAGCCAACAACTTAACCGACTCACGCTCAGTACGAGACAACATAACAACAAAACGGTCAGGACGAAAAAACACTAACCAAAAAGCGTATGCAGAAGCCAAAGTAGAAAAACCAATCTGACGGGCTTTCAACACGATGCTGTAACGGTCAGACATCCATGCTTCCATGGTTGCCATTTGTGCGCCACGCAACTCAAACTTTATGCGACCCTTCTCAGGATGTTTAATAGACCAATAGTTTGAACAAAAATAGTTGAACGCTTCCAGTTGTTCTTCTAATGTTGCGTTTTCGGGTCCACGGCATAAACGCCATTCTTTTTCATTTAGTAACGCAGTTAAATCCACGGTTCTCCGCCCCAAGGCTGCCAGCCAGCATAATCATAAATAGCCATAAACGCTTTTGCGTTTATGGAAGGAATATAAAGTTCTGAACAATGTTTTAAAATACCTTGGTCTTGTAACCAACCCTTCTTAGAGAACTGTGACGGTTGACACCAATAGCCGTTGATTTGAAACAAACCATAAGACCCACCATTAGGGTCCGTAGGGTTATGTGCAACCTGACGGCATCGTGACTCACGCCACATAATATAATCCACCTGTTCAATCATTTTGCGATTGTCGGAAACACTACGAATAAGATGCTCCCGAGAATCACACCTCAAATCAAGTGGCTTCTTAGCGTGGACAACTGTCCCACCCAAAAATGAATAAACGAAAATAGCAACTATTAGTAGTTTCTTCATAGAACTCTATTCTAGACGGCAAAAGCCGCCCCTAGACAATAAGACTATTTAGATTGCAACCACAAAGTTACGGCTTCAGGAATATTGTCCCCTGCGACATAACGAATATGCCACGGCTCTTCAGGTAAAACTTCCCAAGACCAACCAAACTTTGCGATGTTGTTAAACATCCATTCCAATCTAGCACCATTCGCTCCAGCAACATCAACAGCAATACCCAACATGTGTTTAGAACATGTTTTGGCATCATCGTTTGGCGCAGCCAACGGTGCATTACCTTTCTTCAAAAACCATTTCTTACCATTATAGGTGCGTGTAGACGCACCCTCAATAGGTTCCTGCTGATAGCGTTGCAAGAACCCTGCTTTCTGTTGTGAAATACTGCGGAATAAATCTCCGAGCGAAGTTGGAGCCAACTTTACACCATCGGCTTTAGCGGCAGCAACCATAGCCTCCCAAGCGTCAGCAGCACACAACTCTAGGGAGCCGCCACCCACTACTTTGCGTAACATTGCAGGAAGTATATCACTGGGCTTTTTTCCCTTGATATGTTTGCAAGGTTTAACGGGTGTAATAAAAAGTTTCAATTATTTAGAATACCTATTCATTTTTGCACCAGCAGATTTTTTAACAGCCTTTTTATATTTGCCAGCCCGACCCTTCATGTCTAGTTCGGCAATGTACTGTGTCCTGTAGTCACTGGGCATGCCCATTTTGTCCAAGACATTATTAGCCTTACGCTTCGCTTCGGTGTCACGACCAAAAATTTCAATAGCAGGTTTACGCTTACGAGCAGCCATTACTTAGGACGCTTTACTGTTTTTTTGGGAGCAGCCTTCTTAGCCGCCTTTTTAACGGGCTTTGCTGGCTTTGAAGTCAACGCCCTTCTTGCGTTTTTGTTGGTTGCCATACCTTGCTTGCGACCAATTTCAACTTCAGCGTTCCAAGCAGCATTGGACCTTTTGTTAAATTCTTTGCGTGGTGCATTACCAGTTTTCATTTCATTAAAAAATCGTTCATGGGGACCACTTGAATCACCATAAGTGCGAGCGACTTTATCCTGCTTCTTATAAAACATACTATCTTTATGAAGGGCAAGAGCATTATCTTTGGTTTTTGCAATACGATTTTTTCCAGTTGTGCTATCTTTCCAACTATTTAAACCAGTAGCCTTATTCTTTAACTTAGAATCAACTGCCTTGTCAAGACCCGTCTTTTCGTAACTTTTAGACCAGCCGATACCACGAGCGTAACGCTTAATGTTTTTTAATTCTGACTGAGAGAGTTGTTTCCCACCCTTGCTAATAATCCATTTACCCAAATCGTCAATTGGGGACTTTGGTTTACGCTTACTTGTAGCCATTACTTTACTTCAACCTTCTTGGCAGCACGCTTTGCTGCAATCTTCTTAGGAGTAGCACCAAACGCTGCATCAATCTCTTCCTTGGTCAGAACACCATCAATAGATGCTTTAGCCAGTCCTTCAGCAACCTTAAAAATAGAAACAGCACCAGCAATCAAAGCCGACTTCCAAACCTCTAGGTCAGGAGCAATAACGGCAGCACCAGTCACAACGCCCAAAGCGTTTGTCAAAAACAATGCAACAATGCGACCCGAAATATCTTTAACTTTTTCCATTACTTCTCCTTAACTAAAGCACCGACCATGTGAACAATCAGTGCAGCGATAGTAATTTGGATTCCCAAATTACGAGTATTACCTGACAAGGTTATCAGAACCATGCCCGTTCCAGCCAAAGTCCAAGTAAGAGCATGGATTTCGGAAAGAAACTTATTCATAATAATAGCCTATTTGTTCCTTACAATTGGCGGCGTTGACCTGCAGCCACCATTGCTGTCCCTGCAGCAACCGCAATAAGGGTTCTACGGGTTCCAACAGGCACAGTGCTACCCAAAGGAACATACTCATCAAAACCCTCAGCAAAAATATTTATCTCCTGCTCAAACGCCTGACGAACTTCGGCTGGTGCATCCTGCACAGCCTCAACAATTGCCTCAATCTCCTGCGTGGACAATTCTGATACCACAATGGCATCAAACACGGCAACAGCCTGAGATTCCGACAATGATTCAACGAACTGTGCATCTTGTGCTACAGCAACCGCTTCCTCTACAGTTATTGTTTCCACATTTTCTAGGACGGCTTCTAGTTCTTCGTCACTAAATATATCGGCAACTGTGTCCTCGGTCAC